GGCAAAATCCTGAGCAACTTTTTGTTGCTCAGGTACTTAAAAAAAATATTTTATAATAGTGTTGCGGAATTAAGGTATTATTATTAAGTTATAAGTCAATCTCCAACAATTGCTTTTTCAGCTCTTTTCTGATTATTTCCTATTTAAAATGGCATCAATATCAGATTGTCTATAAAGCCTTTTTCCTTCAACTTCTATTACACGTAAATATCCATTTTTATTCCACTGATATAATGTGCTACGGTTGACATGCAATAGTTTTGCGGTTTCATTGGGAGTAAGGTATTCTTTGGGTTGCTTTGTTTCTAAAATCAAACGTTCTATATCATCTTTTGACTGTTGGAGAAGATAATCTGCAAATTCTTTTAGCTCCTTGATCGTAATCGTTATAGAAATATTTAAATCGCTTTCCAATAAATCTTGTAATTTCATAATTTGTTGATTTTATATTAAATTGCTTTTGGCTATTTTATCTACATCTGTATTTTTTGAAGACACTTTAGAATGTTTCCATCCTCAACAGCTTCCATAATTTCATGCAGTTTGTAGTATATATGTCCTCTAGGTTCGGAAATTTCGTCACCTTCTTCGTTTACCATTGTTTCAATACAAAATTGATAAGGGAATACTAGTTTCCGTTTCTCTAAATTTCTGATAACTCCACGACCAAAACATCTTTCTGCATCAGACCTGCAGATAAGAATCTTTTTGTTTTTGAGGTTTGCATTCCTTTCATTCCTGTATGCTTCAATACCTAATTTAATACCAATCTCAATGGCTTGCTTAATAATCGGATCTATTTCCATGTTTTTTTTCTTTTTGTTAAGTGACAAATGAACGAAATAACAGGGAATATTTATGCTTAGGAATAATTGGAATGTAGTCAATTCAGGAAAGAAGTAAAACCTAAACTAATTGTAATTAGAGACTTGATAATATAAATTCAGAAGTATAAATAATACTAGCTGTCTATTATTATAATCTTGGTAGCATAGGTTCATCAATAGGTCTTTTATCTAAAATGCATACCGGGCAAATTCTAAGAGAATCGAATTTCTTATCAAGTGCCTCCATAATATTACTTTCTGTGAGTTTTCTTTTATGAGTGCCATGTGATGTATAAGTACAAAATTGATTGCCAAATAGTCTAACTTCAATGGGTATTGCTAAATGAGTGTGTTTATAATCACCATTATTACCGAAATACGCAATAATAATTTTGCCATTAATCAATGCTTGGCAGGCATCTTTCTTGTTTATCATGGGATAAAGTTTTTTGATTTTGTTTTTAGTGGATGGAAAAGATTATAAGCCAAATCTTTTTAATTGTTTAGGAGTAACCAATGGGGATGATTTCAAAGCTCCAATAATGAGTTCTAAATCATTATTGGTTAACTTCCCGTATCTTCCTTCTCCTTCATATCTGTCTATAAAGTTATCGGCTGTAATTTCTTTGAGTTCAGCACAGCAGACAAAGCTATTCTTCTTCAAGAAAGGATAGTCACTGACAGTTATTGGATAGTGCAGTTCCTGTAGTTCTTTCGAAATATTGGTATTGATATTGCTGTTAATGACAACAAAACCGATAAGAGCATTATTTGCTGTTTTTCCTACGACAATGAAATATTTGTCACGGTCGTTATCGCCTTTGTTTTTGGGAATTATTCCTTCTTTTGGGGTTAATCTCATTTTAAAGATATCTCCCTTATCTATATTGGGTAAAACAAGTTTTGATTTTGCTTTATTGGATAAAATATCAGCAATAGATGCTCCCATGTCTTAAAAAGCAAGTTTGTTTATCTCTTCGTTTTCTTTGATATATTCTATCATGCTTTCATTCGCTCCACCTGCTTTTGCTATTAGAATTGTATCCATAGGGTATGCCTTTTGCTTTTCCCATGCATTTCTCCATGCTTCATCGTGAGATTTTATAGACAGAGTATCTATATCAACATTTTTATTTTCTTTTATAGAAGTATCAAGGCAATCAATATCTGATTGCGATAATTCTTCCATATCTGGTAATTCTTTTGCACTCAGTATAAAATAATATGCGGAATCTGGAGATTCAATGGCATTTGAAATAATTGATAGAGGTGAATTATTAACGGCAGTAGCTTGTTTGGTTGCTACCTTTATTGCATCAAATAAAACAGAGGGAACAGGTCCTTTAGGCAATGCACAGAAAGTATCTTGAATGATTCTTCTTCCATATTTAGCATAATGAGCTCTATCCGCAAAATACAGTATTTTGAACAAATGAAAATAGTCTATTTCGTCACATTTATTTATGACGTATAGTACCACAGCTTTTAATTTAAGCATTTCATCTATCGTTAATTCCTTTATTTTCATTCCTTTGCTCTTTTTTCTGATGCAAATATAGCATGTTTTTATTGTTTTCTTTATCTCATTTTATCTTATTTCGCTTTTTTATAGTCGTTTCTTACTCGAAATATGCCGTAAAACATAAAAGCAATAGTATGTTTGTACTATAATGTGAGATTTTCTCACGTTTTCTTATATCGCTTTACTCGAATAACGCTCGTTTTCTCACCTTTCCAAATATTTCTTACCATGAATCCGGGAATAAAGAAAGGGCAGCCCTAAAGCTACCCTTTCCCGCTAATTGGCGTCAACTAATGTGCCGGAACCGAAGTCCCCTGACTTAAATATTATCACGATATATTAGCATTATATTTTTTGTTGTATTCCTGTGTAAGTTTCCGACTATATTTTTCTTGCTTTCGGGCTTTCTTCTCTATCCTCTTACATTCCTTTTCTTTCTTTGCTATCTTCTTCATGATAATAGTCTGGCGTTTATTCGATACCTCATTCTTACCTTCTAATTCAATCAGCCGAGCTGTCACATACTGGATCGTGGAATAATAAGCATCAATCATTTGTTTTGTACTTATTGTGGGAGTGTCTATCATTAACTCTCTTTGATCTATTGATAAATTACTAAGCTGATGTACTCTTATTTGTTCTTTGATGAACTCTTGTAATTCTGTATTTTTCTCTGTGATTAAATCTTGTAAATTAATTGTTTCCATTGTTCTTAAAGTTATATTGATTGATTTCTGTTATTATCGTTAAACATTTCATCCCAGATGCAAAAAGCAAGAAGGATGATACAAATAATTAGTGTAGCGTTCATAATTGATTAAACATCAAAGAAGTGTTCGCCCTTTCTCCTAAATATCCTATAGCCAGTGTATAGGCATCCAAATACTATCAATATCTCCATCTCGTTATAGTTTAATGGTTGTAACCTGTTGATATATTGTGGAGGCTCTTATTATCTCTAATGGTGTGCCGGTCACTTCTATTGCCGTGTACTCTTCGTATTCGAATACCTTATGCTTTATACCTTCCATCCCTAATATAGTGGTGAAAGCGTACATCTGTTTGCTCTCATGGAGCTTATAAACCTTTGTTTCTGTCATATAGTATAATTTATGATAGGAGTTGGGTTGAAACCACCCCCATCCGGTTAATAATTCAGTGAAAGAGAAGCACCTATTTTCACAAACCAGTACTTCCATGAAAACAAATCAATGATTATGAATGACTTAATTAGTCACCGCAATACGAGCCACACCCGTAGCCCATTGCACGACTAATACGGTTTTGATACTCGTTGTAAGAGATGCCCTCTTTGCGTGCTGCTATCTCGGCTTTCATGCGTTCCGCTTTGGCTTCCGCTTCTCTTCTGATCCGGTCGGCTTCGATTTGTGCACGAAAAAGAACCGAACTAATAGCGGCCTGCTCTCTTTTCTCACGTGCCTTTTCTTCACGTACTTTTTCTTCCTCTTCGATTGCTTTGCATTTTTCTGCTATAGACTTTTCCCATTTTGCTGTTTTCCAAGATTTACGGAGTGCATCGGCAAATGTCGGGTACTTTGCATGAGCGTTCGTGAATAGTGCCCAAGCTCTCTTCATTATCTTGCTTAAATCGTAACGTGCCATATCTTTATAATTATCGTTTAACTTTAATTTTATGACACAAATATACATCAAAAGATAATTTGCACCAAATATAAAGAGAAGAAAATTATCTTTAAATGTAAATTTAACGTTTTGCATTATCTTAAAATGATATTTTATTCTATATTTGCGCTATGATAACAATTAACATTAAATGTATATGAAGCTAAGGATTAAAGAGGTGTGCCAAATGCGCAATACCACACAAAAGGAACTTGCAGAAAAAATAGGTGTTTCAGAGGTGACATTAAGTCGTGCGTCAAATGGAAATACATCGTTACCGTTACTTGAAAGGATTGCCGATGTATTGGAAGTTGATATAGCAGAGTTGTTTGCGCCTTCTTCCGGTGGTATTATTGGAGTGATCCGCATAAGAGATACCAACTACAATATAAATAGTGTGCCGGATTTGTCTCGGTTACTGGATAGAATAGAAAGCAGGGAAATTGTTTTATAATATCAAAGTAGAATGAATATGAGCAAAACATTTAATATCTATTGCGACGAAAGTACACATTTGAAAAACGATGGACATCCATACATGCTTCTAGGGTATGTAAGTATTGCATATCCACAAATAAAGATGGCAAGAGAGCAAATTAAAGCCATCAAGGCAAAACACAATTATGAAGGTGAGTTGAAATGGACTAACGTACATGATGCAACATACCCGATGTATAATGAACTTGTTGACTATTTTTTCATGACAGATATGAAGTTTAGAGTTGTCATTGTGGATAAGTCTCAAATAGATGAAACTCGCCCTGAATATACTTTCAATGATTTTTATTTTAGGATGTATTATCAGCTTCTACATCATTTAACTGATATGGAGAATGAGTATAATGTTTTTTTTGATATAAAAGATACATGCAGCCATAACAAACTTCATAAGCTACGAGAGATTTTAAAATGGAACTCATCTATTAGACATTTTCAATTCATACGTTCTCATGAAAGCTGCTTTGTGCAATTGGCGGATATATTAATGGGAGCCATAAATTATAATCTACGAATTGAAAAAGGCGATGTGGAAGGCAAGGTTATTGCCAAAAAGAAGATTGTAGATAAGATACGAGAACATGCAAATATTTCATTGAATCGAACAACACCTTTATCTAAGAAGAAGTTTAATCTATTCTTTATCTCATTAAAATAACAATTATGCCCTTCAATTTATTAAAGAAATATCCTGAATTGCTTGAAATTCTACATTTGAATGAGCATCAACGTAAAAAATCTCTTATGGGAGTCTATAAAAGAGATATAGAAGACAATCCTAATTTCAAGTTTAGAGAGAAGCAAATTTATCCTATAAAATCGGATGGGGAAGCCGATATGGGGCGACAATTTACTCACCTTACTTGTGAAGAAATACAAGAAATAGATGAGAATGGAAATCTATTACCATCTAAACGAGTTTTTGAAAAAGACCGTTCTCAACGGCTACATTGGATTAATCATCATATTAAAGAAATGTCTCCTGATAACGTCGAAGTTTTTAGTGTAACAGAACGTGATCAGAAGAAGCGTTGCGATGTTACAAAAACATATATTTATGATAAAAAAGAGAAATATGTGATAGTTCTTGAATGCCAAAGAAAAAGCTCTTACTACTTGTTGACAGCCTATTATCTAAATAAAGAATATGCGGAAAAGAGTATAAAGAAGAAGATGAAGAAACGATTACCGAACATTGAGTAAAAACGCAGGGCTCAGATTTATATCAAGATAAACCGAGCCCCGAAACTCCTTCTATTTATAGATGAGCGTTGCAAATATACGCTGTTATATTTAAATATACAACAATTTTTATATCATCATTGTTTATTTAACATCGTGGTATAAAATTATACTCCTATTTTACAGTTCCCAAATAGGGTGAGGAGGAGGCATTTCCGAACGGTCTAAAATCTTGAAATCACAATCTGTGATGTCAAGTTGGGGTGGTACTCGCAAGCTTCCTTTTGCATTTACTGAACGGGTTTTAGCTGTGTTTTCCGGTATCTGCCCACAATTTTGTGGAGATATCAATCCGCTTTTGATATGATCCGCTAATTTTATATCTTTGCCGTATCAAATAGTATTTTAGTCGTCGAGATAACGAAAACAATCAAAGGTATTACCCTTTGTTTCTGTAGGGCTAATCATTCATATAATATTTATATTATTTGGCCGTCCCGTCGTGACGATGTGATGAACAATAAGGGAGCAATGCTTTGTGTGTTGCTCTTTTTTATGTGGGCGGAAATTTGCGCTCTCATTGATAATCAGACGGTGCGCAAAGATGCGTATGGTAAAATGTTTGCTTCGGAATTTGGCAGCTATTTTACTGAGCTGAAAATTAACAGTTTGTTATTACCAACAATTTTAATGTTAGGTTGTTGATTGTCTTTAAATAATATATATGATAATAGCCATATCCGAAGAATTGCTGTTTAAGCTAGTAGAATTTGCAGAAAATCTAGGTCGTAAAAAAGAACGAATTAGTTTATTCAAAGAATCTCAATTTATATCTCAAAATCAGGCACATATCCGGTATGGCAAAGGAAATGTTACTAAATGGGTTAAAGCTGGCATAGTGAAGAAATATAAAGATGTTGATGGAAAGTTACGTTCCGGCGTCCGTTATGATGTGCTTGACCTGGAATCAGCCGTTTTTAAATGTAATTATATGAAAGAACTTTCCCCTTTGGCAAAGGCTGAAATGAGAGAAATAATAAGCCCCGTTCCTTGATTGGTTCGGGGCTTTTGTTTATACTTAACCATTAAAACTATAATTTATATTCATCATTCAGATGTTTCATAACCCTTTTTATTGTTGAGGCGGATAATTTATACTTGTTTGAAAGAAAGTCCCGAATCTCGGTTTCTTTTCGTCCTTCTGCAAGCATATCTCTATACTCATAGAACATATCAAGATACATTATATCATCTGCGCTCACTCCGTTTCTGTTCATTGTAGCGAGTAGAAAGCGGCTTGATGCTAAAACTTCATATACTTTCATCTGCTTTTGGGGTATAAGGTAAGAAATCAAAGCCTTTAAACTCTTTACTGTTGATGGTATGAGTTACCTTTTGTTTTTCAGAAAGACCTATAATTCGGGAAACTATATTGGGATTAAACGCTCCAACAATAGCACCTTCTAATTGTTGTGTCCTGATAATATTTTCTATGCGTGTAATGACCGGGAAGAAATCTTCATTTGCACCCTCTTTAAATTTCCGCCAATATGATGAACTAACATCTAAATAAGCCATTAAGCCGGTTAGAGAGTAAGGATGTTGTGTAGGGCTTTCTTCCTTTTCCTTTATTTCTCCTTTCGTTTTATTCTTGATTGCTTTCCATGGAGTCCTGTCGCAATGGTCAAAATACTTACAGGCTGCTTCCCACAACTGTTCAGGAGAAGCAAAACGCTTGCTTCTCCCATGCCTGTTTCTCAACTTCCAAAATTGGTTTCCTTTAGGTGCAGACATAACTAATGTTCTTTTAATTGTTTGATTAAATCCGCTTCTTCCTGATTCTTGACTACAACGGTCAATCCGGTAGAGACTTCTCCGGAATGCTCGGTATTCTGTTTGTTCTTCCATCTGTCAGGAGCAAGGTTTGTGAGAAGGAATATTCCGGCTCCCACATTAGGCTCAACATTCTTCTTTGTTTTTATCTGTCTCTTGATTTGCGGCTTACCGTTTACGTCTTGGTATTCTGTCCTTACTTCCTCGTATTCATACCCGATGGCAGACCTTGCAAGGGAAGAAACAACATTGCGCTCTAACCCGTTTTTGAAATCTTCTTTCGCCTTTTTTATAGCAGTTCCGAAAGTTTCATTTTCCATCCACCGGTAATAGGTACTCTTTCCGATTCCCATTACATTACAAAAGTCAATAAGCTTTGCACCACCATAATCTATAAGTCCGTTTTCACATATCCAGTCAACGCACTTTTGGATTATCTCTTCATTAAATTTTGCCATATTTTCAATAGTTTTTAATTAATATATTATAAGCTCCCTAAATTTTCAAGTACTTCAACTCGTTTTCCAACTGTGTTTATCTCGGTAACGGAAACCACCGGATTAGGCATCATCTGGACTCCTTTTGCAACTGCCCTAGCAAGCATATCCTCTCCCATGGTCTGGTTACTTGACGCTGTGATATTTATCGGTACTCCACCACCTATTTGGTTAAACGAGGAAAGGATCGGAGCAAACAATTCTGTAGCTCTTGCCGTCATTACTGATTCACCATTACTTAGTTGTGCCGGTATGCTATCACTCGTTCCGGTTCCCGGTCCGGTAACTAGTCCACCGGTTGCAAACTTGGCGGATTTCACGGTTTTAATGGCGGTTGCAATATTTGCCATAATTGTAGTGACAGTTGTCGCTATAGCCGCAATGTTACCAGGGAATGGAACCGATTGCGCCTGTGCGATACCCGCTGCAAGAGCCTTACCTGTATTTACCGCAATTTCTCCCAAGGCAAGAACTTTCGACAACTTGGCAAATCCTTCGTTCACCTCTCCCAAAGCATCAATGGCACTTGTTAAATCATTGTATAGCAACTTCATGCTGTTAATTTTGGCAGTTTCTATCTGTACTTCAATCTCTGCAATTTTTTGTTTTTGCTCGACTTTTCTTCGGTTATACTCTTCGTCGGTTTCGTCCTCCTGTTGCCTCATATTGTCGAGAACTTCGTTCTCTTGTGTCAAAGAAGTTTGTAATTCCTGAATCTCATAGGCATATTGCGCTTGTTTCAATTGTGATTCGGAGGCTCCTTCATTTGCCAATTTTTGCAATTTAATGTTGTTTTGGGATTCCAATAAATCCAACTCCGCTTTGGCTCTGTCTTCCAGGGCTTTCTTTTGTTTATCCCATATTTGTTTGTTGGCGGCATCAACAAGTTCAGCTTCTTTCTTTTTGTATTTGTCTATTATCGCCAGTTTCATTTCTTCCGTCAGCTCGGTGTCTGACAAATCCGCTTGGCGTTGAATTTTTAACTGTTCCAGTTTCAGCTCCAGTTCTTTGTCAGAACCTTTTTTAACTGATTCAAGTTGTAGCTCTATGAGCTTCTGTCTATTGGCAATTTCCTTTTGCAGTTCTTCATCCGACAACTTTTGCAATGCCATCTTTTTTTGTTCTTCCAAAGCATATATTTGCTTGTTTATGGCTTCTTGTGTTTTGGGCGTCAAATCCTTTTCTGTGGTAAGACGGGCTTGTAGGTCTTTTATCTGTCTGTCATATTGATGTTCTATTACTTCGCTTTGTTTTTTCCGGCTATCCTTTACAAGTTTTAGTAACTCATCTTCCATCTTCCGTATTTCTTCAATTTCCTTTTTCTTGGCGTTAATTTCCAAACCGGATTTCTTTCCACCGTTAGCAGGAAATGTACTTTTGTCCGTAACAGGGGTATAATTTGTAATGCCCTCTATCTGTTTCTTCAAGGACTCAACGGTCGCCAACTGGTTCATGCGTTCAGCCCAAGATTTTTTTATGTCCTGGTTTATTTGGCTATTGGTGCGGTTTAATCCCAATCCCTGTTTCCAGAATGAGGCTTCATTCAACTCTTTGCTATATTTATTATTTAAGTCTACAGTTTCTCGATAATATTCCTCTTCTTGTTGCAATGTTAGGTTGAGGATTTTTAATCGCTCCTGTTTTGCCTTTTCCAAAGCTTCATTATCGGACATTCCCTGCTTGATGTATTCTTTCCGGACTTTCTCTATGTCTCCGTAAGCGGCCTTCACTTTCTCTACACCTGCAGACTGCCCGAGTTGTTTCGCTGCTGCTTCTTCTCGGTTGGATATATCTTCTACGGTGTCAAACAGCTCTCTTACCGTTTTTATTAACTCAGAGAGAACGGAATTGACAAACAGTTTCACTTTGGAGGTCATTTTCTCAAATGAACCTCCGGTAGTATCAAATAACAAGGCAATCTCTTTCGTTAATTCGGTTTGAGAATTAATTAAATCTTCTTCGGTCCTTCCCAGTTCTCCGGCTTTGTTCTTCACTTCGTCCAAGTTCGTAGAAATATCCTTTAATGTCCTAATATATTTCAAGCCTGCATCTTCTCCCGGTCCGCCAAATATATCAGCAATGGCAGTACCAACAGCTGCGGAGCTTTCCGGAAGCTCATTCAATTTTTCAGAAACAAGTTGCATAACCTCAAAAGTAGTAATAGACTCGCTTTGCAACTCCTTTTGTATTTTCTTCGAATTTAGTCCGATCCCCTCTAGTGCTGCTGCGGTGGAATCCGTCATTTCCCGAAGCCGTATGTTTGCTTCTTTAATTGTATCTATACCTTTGTCGGAGAATATGCCCTGTTTGTTGGTTTCTGCAATGATGGCTACAAACTGATCAGCAGATATTCCGGCTTCTTTGAAATATGCCGGGTATTCTTTTAAACTATCCAAGAACTCTCCGTTTGCATCCGCTCCGGCAATAAATCCATCCTTGACTACCTGCAACGCCCTTTCGGAAGTAATACCGAATTGTTTTGATATGGTATTGGCTGAGATAAGCACTTCTTTAAAGTCCTTTCCGTAATAATCTGCCAAAGCCTGCACTTCACTTCTGTAAGCCTTCAAATCGTCCCCTGACTTGTCGGTGAATTGTTTTGTCAGTTTTGTAGCCTCTACCAAACCTTTGTTGTAGTCATACCACCATTTAAAGGCAATGCCCGCACCTGCTATCCCTGCAATGCCTAAGAATACTTTGTTCTTTAAAAGAGAAGTTAGGGTATTTCCGAAAACGGAAGCTTCCGTTTTTAGATTGGAGAAGAAGCCGGAACCACTTTTGGCATTGTCTGCCATGCGTAATAGGGAATTAGCAAAAGAGTTATTCATCCCCAAAGCATTTTTGATGGATTCCTCATAGTTTCCTACATTACGGTAGAAACGTTGGGTTTCTCCTTCTGCCTCTTTGAGTGAATCGGTAATGCCGTTGATTTTATTCTTAAGTTCCTGCCCTCTGCCTGCCTTTCTTTCAACTTCCGAAAGACTATCGTACTCGGCTGTAAGATTTGACAACTGAGCACGAAGTTGTTTTAAGCTTCCTGTTTGTTGCTTCTCAATCTTGATTTGGTTTCGTACCTCTTTTGTAAGTGTTTGGATCACGTCCCTGGCTTCCAGCATCTTCTTTTCCGTTTCTACAATCTTGGCATTGTACTCCTCCTGTGATATTTTCTTGTCCTTCAAGGCTTTTTTGTATTCAGCCTCTTCTTTCTTCAAATTCTCTATGGATGTACGGTATTTGGCGATGTTTCTTATTGCATCGTCATATTTTACCGTGATCTTCAGTATCTGTTCCTTTTCGTTATTCATAATTATTTGGAATCTTCGGTTAATACTCCGTTACTTGCAAAAAACAGCGCCATAAGAAGAGCCGGGAAAGTTTTGCTATCTCCTTTGATATTCAGATTATCCAGGAGTGAAAGCATCTTTTTACGTTTTTCGGAATCTGGTTCATGTTCGTTTATCAAATTCTCGATCATTGATAACGTTGAAATAGTGTCTATACGGTTTTTCTGTATCAATTCAGTTACCCGCTTACCTTCTGCTACAACTTTTTGAATAGTTGTTTTATACTCTTTAGCTATCTTGTCAAAAGCCAAAGCTAATTTCATGGCTTCTTTGTTGTTCAATAAATCTTTTTCTGTCATAATCATATTTTTATTTATTCCGGGTAGATCATCCGAAGCAGACCTACCCGGTATTGGGTTATACAATCTTTGCCAACGCTTTAATTAACTCTTTTGCTGATTCGTTAGTCAGACATACGGAGATGGTTCCATCCTCCGCAATATCTTCCGCCTCCAGATTCCCGATTTCGAAAATCGGTTCATCAATATGTACATCATCTTCTTTGGTATGATGAACGAAAAAATCGTGTCCTGAAAAGTTATGTAATGACATCCCGTTTTCCGGTACTCTCTCCGTACTAAGCTTTAGCAAACGGATTGCCAGATTTACGGCTTCTTCCTTACTGATACTACATACCAGATTGTTATCTTCTGTCAAATCAGATTCAGGTTCAATTTCTTCAAAAAGAAAAGTAATCTCTTCGGGCATCATCTCTTTAGCGTTTCCCCTAATAATGTATGGGGTGGTTTTTTGTACACTGAATTTTAAATCATTCCGGTTACCAATTTCATAAACTTTATTTTTCATGACTTTAAAATTTTGATTGTTAATAATTTATTTAATTTGAAAATGTCTTTTGCATATATTTCAATACTTTCTTCATTGCGTTCTCGCCATCTCTGATACACCAAGCTGTATCGCCAAATTGCGATGAACGGGGATAGGATTCATAAACATTCCCGTTGTCGTCCTTCTCCAGATTCGACCGGAACACCTCAAAATATACAATCCCTTCCGGGGTAGTTCTTCGGTAACAGTACATTCGGTTGCTTTCATTTTTAGATACCAATTCGAAAGAATCACCGTACTTTTTAAATTTATCCTTTAATGGAGGATATTTTATGCGCTTTAATCTTTCCATTTTAAAATCTTGTTTTTATATTAGCGACTTTCTCCGCAAAGATGAACATCTTATTATCCCGCAAAATAAAACGGCTTAAATCGCTTTATTTGGGCTAAATATATTTTTTTGCTCGTTTATCTCTTCCATACCAAACTCTACTCTCGGATTCCGTCGGTCTATCCGTTTCTCCGCATGAATCTCAAAACATAGGCTGTCATTTGTGATGGCCTCCACCATTTGCAAGCAATCAAGGATCGTTTTTAGAGCATTATCCAGGTCGAAGCGAATATTTCCATGCCAAACACGAATAAATAGCTTGAAACGGCCGGAAATGCGCTTTCCTCGATACTTCTTGCATTGTAGGCAGAAAGATTTCTCATACTCCCTGATCCGGTCGTTTTTGATGATCCGTTTCTGGCCGTCTTTGCCCGGTACGGCTTGATAGTTATTTGCTTTCGCTATCACTTGCCCGTATATTGTTTCTATTTCCATAGCTAGAAGGGATCAGGTTCAACATTTGCCGAAATAGGTATGTCTTGTAAGTCGTAAAAGTGAGTAGTCGGAGCATCGAACTTGCAAATAAACTTCATTATCCCAATGTTTCGGCCTTTGGCAACATCTATCATTGCCGTACTTTTGGTGTCTACATGGGAAAAGTCTCCCGGATATGGTTTGCCTTTCACTTCCGGGCGATAAATCAACATGACTACATCGGCGGCTTCTGCTATCTGGCCACTATCACGTAACCGGGCTATAGAGGGAATCGGGTTATCTTTATCTCTGTTGAGTTGCGATAATGCGATAATCCAAATGTCAAGCTCTTTAGCAAGATTCTTCAAACGCCTTGCCACGTCTCCCATTTGTTGTTCCTTGTTGGCTCCTTTCATGTTTACGTTGAGAATCTGCAAGTAGTCAACGGCTGCCCCGTCTATGTCATACTTCCGTTTCATGTACCGGATAGAGTTTATTATACTGTCTATATTGCTGGTACTGTTATCATCGAAATATATCGGAAGATGAAGTAACCTGGCTAACCCTTTATCAAAGCTTTGTAACTGGGAGCTTGTTAACTGGGAGTACATGATTTGATTTGCCGGTACTCCGCTTTCAATAGAAGCCAAACGGGACGCAATTTGCTCTTTTCTCATTTCCATTGAATAGATTATGCTCTTTGTACCTGAAAGTGCCGCAAACCGCAAAATAGACATTAACAGCGATGTTTTACCCATGCTTTGCTCTGCTGCAATGATTATCAAATCCGATTTTTGCAATCCTCCTGACCTTCTATCAAACTGTTCGAACCCGGTAGGCGTTCCGGTTAATGATGTCTGACCGGAAAGATTGCGGTTCACTTGTTGGTGTACTCCTGTCAAACCATCCTTTAGCGTGTATATGTTGTCCGAAGATTGCCGGAACATACCGGATAAAGATTCGACGGCTTTTGTCTGCACCTGTTCAATATCTTCCTCTTCCGAGGCGGAATGTTTCAGTAGATACAAACCTATCTCCCTGAATTTGCGGTGTACACTCAAATCAAACAAGCGGTTTACGTATTGATTGAAATCAAGCGTCATGCCATCCAGTCGTTTTAATAATTCAGCCACATTGAAAGATATCCCCATTTTATCAAGACACCCTTTTATTGCGATTGGTTCGGGATGATCTCCACGGGATATAATTGCAAGAATAGCCCGGAATATGTTGCGGTTAAATTCGTCAAAGAAACAATCTTCCGTCAGATTCTCCGGGATCTCCCCATTGGATAACACGGGACTGGTTAATGTGCCTAGCACTGCCTTCTCACATTCCAAATCATGCAGCGGGCATATATTGTCTATCAAAATTTTCTCTGTCTTTGCCATGATTGTAACAGTTTAAAATTATCGTTCTCCGAATTTCTTTTTTAATTCGTCCAATGTGCTGCGATATACATTAGTTCGTTTCTTTGGAAAGTCTTTCCAGTTGTTCAGGCTTTCAAGAACATCGCTAATTTCTTTCTTAGTGTATTTGGCAAGAAGCTTTTGATATTCCGGCTCTGTCATTTGTGTTTTTACCTTCAGTACGAAAGGACAGTGTTCATCTAGCCATTGATTGAACTTTATAAATTCTTCGGATGGAGATGATAAAGAAAGCTCGTCTTTCTTTGATACGATAGTATTTTCTTTAATATCTACTTCAGTAGATACATTTACATTAACATTATCATTTACATTAACAGCTAGGTTTGCTACGTTTGCTTGGCTTTGCTTAGCATCTTTAGCATTTGCTAGATTTGCTTGGCTTTGCTTGGAGTTTTCTGCCTTGGCTAATCCTCCCAGCCTTCCCGCTGCTCTTCGCTTTTCTACTTTTTCGTTCCATTTCTCGGTATTATCATCAATATGGGAACGAAAAAAATTGAAAGCCATGCTAACAACAGGCGGCAAATCTATTATTGTTCCTGTTGAAGCATATTCGAAAATTGCGTCTAATAACGCTCCTTTTTGCTCTAAAGGAAGGTCTTTTACGCACTTATAATCAGATGTGTATAATAAAAAACTATTCTTTCCCATTTCATTCACTTTTGGGTGTTATCAAACTCTTCCACCGATCGAGTATAGGGCGGATTTCTTCGAAAACTTCTTTACGTATTCCACGGAAGTGAGGCACTTTGCCATTAGTAATATAGCTAATACCTGCAAGGCTTACTTTTATATGATCTTTGTCAGGAAGTTTTCGCAAAGCTTTTTCATAAACCTGGCATTCTTTATGAAGTTGTATGTTATCCTTATTCATTGCTTCCTCCTTCCCAATCAATAGACATTTGTCGTTTGTCCGGCTCTAACCAGTATAGTTTTCTTCTATCGTCCAGACGAACGTCTTTAATATTCCAGCCTTCTTTTCTAAGGTCGGATATGACTTTCCGGCTATCGTTTCCGCCAGTAAGAGTGTTTAAGTCTTTACTAGTGTACTTGCCACCATCTAAGAATAGTTTGCGAATCTGTTGTTTGATTCGAGATGATTTGTTATCTTTGCTCCTGTTGTTGAGGAGATTGGCAGTCGTTGAGGCTGCCTTTTTCTTTTCTTTCATAGTCATGCCCTCCGATATTTGAATACGACCTGTTTTTTTACTGCCTCATCAATAGCATCCGCTTCATACAGGATTCTACTACCTACACGTTTGGAGATAAGAAGTCCGTCTTTTGTTATTCTCGCCAATGTTGGTAAGGTGACATGAAGGATTTCAGCGGCTTCTTTTCGAGTGTAGAACTTTGGTTCTTTCTTGGCAGTTATAGACAATACCCTTTCAGATACTCTGTCTACGATCACATCCACGAATGGGGCAAAGAAGCTCATGATAATAGCTTGTTGGGTTGAATTTAATTCTTTCATAACTTTGTTTTTATCTGTTATGAAGGTAGGCTGTGCACGTCCTTATCTTCAACTACAAAGTTATATCGTGGAAATATTGTGGATATTGTGGCACAATAATAAAATAACGCAAAGATATTGTTGGATATCAATGCGTTACGAAATTGTTTATTGAGGAGTATTGTGGGGATTTTACAGGCTGTCTAAAAATGGTTTAAATTTCATGTCTGTTTCGCTATATCCAGCACTATATTTGTTTGTTTGCAGCGATGCTTTCGTAAAATCTACACCCTCAAAAATGTTGTTTTTTATATCTTCAATCCATGTTTTGCGAGTATCTTTATTTTCAATGCAGTTTGCTATTTTACTAAATACGCATTTTGTTCTATTGGTTTCGTTTTTCTTTATAATTAATGATTGGTTTTTGCCATTACTAGAAAGCAGATCTATAAAGTTGTCTATTGTGATGCTTTCCCATTGCATGCCATTACATTTGTTATAGATAGCAGTTATGAGTTCTTTCTTGAAATTAATATTTGCATTAGTCTTAGATGTAGATATTACTCCATCATTTAGTTCAAGGCTTCTATTTATATGTCTTTGAATAGCTTCTCTTAAACTAAGATCTACGAACGGTAAACGTTCTTCTGTCTTAATTTGTGCCCATTCTTTAACCCATGCAATTTTTTGGGGGGGTAATTTCAATGTATTATCGTTTGTTGTCTCGATGAAGTTGATAATTTCCTCACTAATTTGGGTAGGTATGTCTCTTTTGTGTGCAATATCGCTAAACGTTTTATCCAATGATTCAAAACATCTTGCTTTATTTCCGGCGTTCTTCATTCTTCGTATGCCTAGTTCTATTGAGATAGTACTAATATTTTCCATATAATCTTACTTTGCTATTCTTAATTTCGTGAAATAATTCTCTTTAGCCGCTATCATACTCTTTTCTGATTCATTCAGTTTGAGATATGTCTTTAGCTGTTGCTCGCTGCTGTGTCCGGTTATGGCCATAATAGAACTTAATGAGGCACCGGCTTTATACATATTAGTTGCCAAGCTTCTACGGCAGGTGTGAGTTTTAAGAAGGTCACAGAAACGTTTCTTTGCTGTGTACTCCATTGCTCCCCGTTGTTCGTCCAACTCTACTATTTCCGTCCAGCCTAAAGCCTCGCCAATCTCTTTGATGTGGTCGTTTATCTTTTGGTCGTAGACTTTGGGAAGTGCACCGTTATATTTGTCAAGGATAGTTGCAACACGATAATCAAGAGGAATATAAACTATATTTCCGGTCTTTTCCTGCTTAAGCTTGATGTACTTATTACCATCGGTAAGGGTAACTATCATTTTTGAATTGATGCGCTTATAATCACTTACTCGTTGCCCAGTCAGACAGCCGACTACAAACACATCTTTTATCTTTTCCCATGCCGGACGATTGGA